AGCCAACAACGCAATTGAGAGAAAAAGACCAGTTTGGATTGACTCACAATGTTTCAAATACATGTACCGTAAAGGCTGATGAGTGGGATGATCTCACATCCAGAATTTGGCGTCTTAGAGATAGCGTAAAAGGCATATCACTTTTATCTGACTATGGTGACCATGTTTATGAAAATGCGCCATATCAGACAGTTGAAGATGACAACATTGAAATGGTTGAAAAATATAATAAATTGCTAGCGGCCGATTGGTCAAAGGTCAATCTCAATGTCGGTGGCTATAAAGAAAATCCGGCAGTTGAACCAGCTTGTGCCGGTGGTGTTTGCCTTATTTAATTCCCCATGACGCTTTCCAATCTCTAGCATCATCTTCATCCATATCATCATCTATCCACTCTTTTCTTGATGTGTCATTGTACGCGCGCTGAGTGATAGCTGCTTTCTGCTCACTTGGGAATGGCACAGGTTGTGGCGATTTGCTTTGTGCTGGTGGTACTTGTGCCGGTTGCACTGGCTGAGCAGGTTGCACTGGTTGCACTGGCACCGGTTGCACTGGCTGAGATGGTTGCACTGGCACCGGTTGCACTGGCATTGGCTGAGTCTTGACGGGAGCCTTTGGCTTAGCTGGTGCAGTTTGTCTTGTTGTGATTTGAGTATCAAGCTCACTATTCAAGATTTCAAGTCTTTCTTCTTCTGACATGTCCATGCTATCAGCGATTTCAACTGCATCATAACCACTGATCACATCACCAAAGACGTCTCTGACTGCCATTGATTTACATCTGGCCATGAGCATTTGCTTTGGCATTGTCTGCCACTGGCGATTATTTGTAAGGCCTTGACGCTGTGCCATTTCAATGGTGAATTGTACTGTGTACTTTTGATTATTATCAGCACGAACAAATTCAAGGGAGCATTCAACATCGGAATTGGTCAACACCTTCCATGACTTGCACTTAGAAGAAGCAATCACAATGCCAAACATGGTGGCGGCTTGATAAGTGATCTTGCCTTTAATGACATTCATCTTTTCCATTGTTTGTGCGATATTCCAGCCATGCATCATGCCATAAGAAAGATAGGCAGTCACAAGTTGTTGAGCACTCCAGTTGGTGCCACCAGTGAGATAGCCGGCGAGTTTTACAAGTTGATCCATGCTGTCAGCGATTGCGTTGATATCTGACAAAGAGTCTAATAATTTTTGAGAAGCCATTTGATTTATCCTATTGTGCGAGTTGGTTTAGTTGGTTGTTGATTGCAGTGATGATCTGATCAGGTGATGCAGATTGATCTAGAGAAAGAGAAGCGATCTTGACTGTGATTGTGTGAGTGCCAATTGTGAAAGTAACATCATCACAATCAATGCACCAATCTTCAAAGAAGTCATCAAACTGGTGCATGAGTTTTGCAGTTTGATCAAGTTGAGTAAGGTTGAGTTTCATTTGGTTGCCTTATGGTTTTTGTGTTTAAGCTGCTAGCCAGTACATTGTGCAGATGATGCCAAATGCACCAATTGACGCAAAGAAGAGATAAGCGAGGACAGTTTCAATGAAGTCTCTTAGAGCACTTTTCTTTGCCACTGGTCTTGCTACGATTGGAAATAAGCCACATTCTGGAGAACGGTTTTGCATTTTTAAATCCTTTGTGTTTTAGGTTTAGAAGCCAAAGCTAGAGAGAAGACTTTCAATGTACGCTACAACATCGCCATCTTCTGGCATATCGTATTCATCCCAGTCGCTACCATCAGCATTGAGCAAGGTGATTTCATCATCAGTCACTCTGAAGAATGCCTTGCCATAAGCCATTGCGTTTGTTGGGATAACTAAAGCATCACAGCCATCCAATTCGGCATCGAATTTGCTGCTGGTTGCGTTGAGGATTTGATCGACTGGGGAGAGGTCTAAGTTTTGCATTTTGCATTTCGCTTTCTGATCTGATTGATCATTTTTGACTTGCTTGTCTTTGTTTGTGTTTGTAGTGTAAAATAATATTTTTATATTGTCAACAAAAATTATTAAAAAAGATAAAATATTTTTTAAAAGTGCTGTCTATCTGAAATTCTTTGACAACTTCCCAAAAATTCAACATGTGCAGTCTTGCACTCTCCATGACGGTTTTTTGTCACAATGATTTCCATATCGGTCTCAGATGCATGCTCATCATAAGCGTATTCTCTATAGAGCATCATCACTACATCAGCATCCTGCTCGATTGCTCCGGACTCTCTAAGATCACTCAATAGCGGTCTTTTATTTGCTCGCTGCTCAACGCCTCTATTGATCTGAGCTAGTGCAATGACTGGACAGCCAATCTCTTTGGCCAGCGCCTTTAATCCTCTACTGATCTGAGAAATCTCTTGCTCTCTAATCATGGCCGGAGATGTCATCAGCTGGAGGTAGTCAACAATAATAAGGCCAATATCTTCACTTCTCTTTTTGATGTCACATATCGATCTCATCTCATCGATTGATAAGGCTGCTCGGTCAATGATCTCTAAGGGCATTGATTTGATTTCAAAGAGAGTCTCAGCAATCTTCTCTTGTGTGTGGCCAGCCAATTGATCGAATGGTTGATCAAAGACTGATTGAGCGATGCCACTCCAGTTGCTCGCAAGTCTCTTTATCAGTTGGATATCTGGCATCTCTAGAGAAAAAAACAAGGTCTTCTTGGTTGGTTGAGCCTGCATTGAGGCCAAAGCAAAAGTAAGAGAAACGGCGGTCTTTCCCATCGCAGGCCTGCCGGCTACTACATATAAACAGCCGTCTTTCCATCCCTTTGTGATATCATCTAGGTTTCTCAATCCACTGGATAAGCCTTGCTTAAAATCTTTCATAGACTCAAGCAACGATTGTACTTGTTGAGATAATCCCATATTTGGCTTTGGCTTTAAGTCTTTGACTTTTCTTTCATTATCAAGAAAGATATCATCGCACTCTTTGAGAGAATAGCCATGAGCCAGTGCAATCTCTTTATATCTATAGATCTGGGATAGTCTCAGGCTGATGAAATCATCATAGATCTTATTGATATGATCTTCAACAACATGGATCATCGCCGGTCCTCCATAATAGACATGGCAGACATCCAAATTCTCAGCAATCCAACTGCAAATATATTCTGCTAGCATGCTTTCTTTGAGCGTCTTTCTTCTCTCTTGATGAGTGCGATGATATACATCAACGACATTTTCAAAATTTACTGGCCTTTGGGATTGCCTTAGCTCAACGCAAATGTTGAAAATGCAGATGCATGTATGATCAATCAAAATTCTTGGATCTGGGATCATCTTGAAGATCATCATCTTTACGGCCTCGCTGCGCTGCTCTAAAGAAAACGCAAGTGATCCATCTGGCTGAGTAGATGTAATAGACGAAGGCCAAAGAAGTTGAGTGAGCACAAATCTAATTCTGCTTTGAAGAAGAAGCTGGCGATCTCGATTCATCTCTTGCCATGATTGACTCATGATGTAATCAAAAGTGACTTCTTTGTATTCATCTTCTGGATTTTGAAAACTGCGATATTCAGTCATAGGATATCTCCAACAAACTGATAGCAAGTTGGCGCTGCATATAGAAAGAATTGATGAGAGATTTTTGTTGTCGCCTCAAGCTTTAGCGCAAGTTTCATCGGTGCGTGAGCGTCTTCTTTCATGATTTGATAAAGTCTCATTCTGGTGATGCCAGTTTCTTCAGCAATCTTTGTGGCGGTCTTGCCGGTCTTTAAAAGTAATACAGACATTTTTTTTGTCATGATATTTCTCCTGATTTGTTTTTCTTATTGAAATTATTTTTTACTTTTGTATATTAGATTTAGTTACTTGTCAACAAATATTTATCAAGGCTAAAAACATGAAACTAAAAAACGCAAGATTTGACAATTTTCAATTTATCATTGGCAACTTTCTCAGATGTCCCATCCTTCAATCAGTCAGTTATGGATTTGCTTTGATGTATCGATTGATTGAGTTTTACGAGTTTGAGACATCCAGCCAAGACATGACCTTTGAATGCACTTACTCTGATCTGGCCTCTGTCATGGGTATCTCTGAGCGTGTGATCACAAAGTCAATCGATCAACTTTGCGCAACTGGATTGATCCAAAAGAGAAAAAGAATAAGCAAAACAGAATTCAAGATCATGCCAATTGTGGTGGAAAGATACTGGAGAAGAACGATTGACTTTAAAAACATGATTGCAAGTTCGACAAATGCGGATTATACCCAAATGGGTATAATCGAAACTACCCAAATGGGTATAATCGAAACTACCCAAATGGGTATAATCGAAACTACCCAAATGGGTATAATCGACATACCCAAAAAGGTAGAATCATATATATATGAAACTAATTATGAAACTAATTATGAAACTAAAGAAAACTACGTAAAAGAAAAGGCCGGAGCGTGGTCGATGATTGAAAACAAAATGAAAATCAAAGACGGCCGTTTGATTGCTGATTTTCAAGATGCTCCTGCTGATTGGTCAAATCGCAATGACGGTACATGTTACTCATTGCTAGACGTGACGCAGATTGACAAAGAGACATCTAGGATCAATGTTATATCTAAGCAGCTGGCAACAAGTCATTTCACTGATCAGCATAGAAGTATGCACCTAGACAACTTCAATTCAAGCCGGCTGACTCAAGATCAAATCAATGGTTTGACTTCCATGACTAAAGATCAAAACCTAAAAGTTTTCATCACTGGAGCAAGTGGCACAGGCAAGACTCACCTCATGACTGGTCTCTTAAAGCGTATCGCAGAAGAAAGACGATTTGCCGGCCGGCTTCATGAAGTAGGAAGATTTTTTTATGGCACTCTTGACCAGCTGGACCGATGGAGGAAATCTGAATATGACAAGGCCAAAGCGGAAAACAAGCCAATTCCCTCAGTTGGTGATCTGCTGTCAAAGTTTGATATCATTTGCATTGATGATTTTATGGCGTCAAGACTCAATCCATTATTTGAATTGACAATCGATCAGTTTATTGAGCTAGCAAACTCTTTCAAAGGATGCTTGATTTTAGCATCTAGAAACGATTTAAATCACTTGCCTATACCTTCACAGCCAAAGAGTGATTTAAATCGATTTAAAGCGTGTTTTTCAAATACAACAATTTTACTCACTCAAAAAGGCAAATGAAATGAATTTAGACTTTTTAAAAGACAGGCCACTTGTTGCCAATGTTAGCGGTGGCAAAGACTCAACCGCTATGGCTTTATTTCTCATTGATCAAGGCTTAGACTTTGAGCCAGTGTTTTGCGATACCGGATGGGAACATGAAGAAACTTACGAATATTTAGACTACCTTGAAAAAGTAGTGCTCAAGAAGCCAATTCGCAGACTCAAGAATGAGAGATTTTTCAAGACTGATCAAGGTGGCTTTCAGGAGATGGTTAAGAGTAAAGTCTTTTTTCCTACTGGCAATATTCGCACTTGTACGCTCACGCTCAAAGTTACCCCCCAGCTTGAATACATGGATGAAGTCAGAGCACTGCACCGAAAGAAGCCAGTCAGTGCAGTAGGCATCAGAAGAGATGAGAGTCAAGCAAGATCAACACTAGGCGAATTCGAGGAAAAAGATGAAAGTACAATCTGGAGGCCTCTGATTGATTGGAAGGTGGCGGATGTTGTTGCCATTCATAAGCGTTTCAATGTTGCTCCCAATCCACTCTATACACGAGGCTTTTCAAGAGTCGGCTGTTTTCCATGCATCTTCTCAAGAAAGGCAGAAATCAAACATGCCTATCATGAACAACCAGAGCGGTTTGATCTGATCAGAAATCTTGAAGAGGATGTAAAGCAAATTGCCAAAGATCTGGGAAGAAAAGATGCTCAATACTCTTTTTTCAAGCGTGGTCCAGTTGATGAGGTGCTTGACTGGTCTCTCAAAAATGACGATCAAATGGAGCTATTTGAAGAGGAGTATTTAAGCGGCTGTCTTACTTGGGGATTGTGTGATTCAGGTCTCTCAAAAAAAGTTATCTCTGAGATGGATTATGAGAAATTAAAGTAATCAGATCAATTGTTAATGATCACTCACTCAAAAAGGCAACACATGAAACTCAATCCCACTTACTCATCAGGCGATATCAATTTTATCCATGATGAAGCTCAAATCTTTGTTGAAAGCATTATCAATAACATTGATGAAAACATCACTCCAACCAAAGGACATGATGGAGATTATCACTGGATTTATTTGACTGTAAATAAAAACAATGGTTTTTTCTATATCGGCAAAAAAACAGCTCGTCATGGTAATGCAACAACACCTCTAAAAAGCTATTATGGATCAGGCGTTAAAATTCTTGACGCCATAAAAAAAGAGGGTAAGGATAACTTTTTAAGGTACATTTTAAAGTTTTATTCAACAAGATGGGAAGCATGGAATGCAGAAGCTAGCATTTTGACGAATGAAGTTTTATCTCGATTTTCAGAAGATTTAGAATGTATGTATAATTTGCAAACTGGAGGATTGAGCGGAGTTAAAAAGAATGTTTTCATTTACTCTAAACGATCAGCTGAAATGAAAGCAAAAAAACAAAAAAGAGATGAAGAGGCTAAAGAGAGCTTAGAAAGATTTTTAAAATCAAATCCTATATTGCAAAAAGTAAAATTGATTGATTGAAATAAATTTATCTTCATCAGTGTTTAATCATCGCCAGCTCATCCTAAGTGAACCTTTTTAGATGTGGAATTATTTCTAGTGCGTAGTACCTTTAGAGCTGGCAACTTAAAATCGCCGGCTCATTTGGTTAAATGGAAATCACAAAATACGCTAAACTAAAACCGAGCCGGCTCTAAATCTTAATGATCTCAATTCCATTGGCTGATAAATATTCCTCGCCGGTTGAGATCCATCTATCACTTTTATTTTCATAGACCACTGACTTGATACCAGCATGATGGATAAGTTTTGCACACATCAAACAAGGTGGAGCAGTAACATAAATCGAGCATCCTTCAGTGGCTATTCCACATCTGGCAGCATTCGCAATTGCATTAAATTCAGCATGATGACAACCAATTTGCGTATCTGATCCACTGGGTATTTTATTTGCATCTCTAAGGCAGCACTCACCACCACAAAGACCGGCTTGTTTTCTAGCAATTCCATTGAACGATGACACTACTGGCACATCCCCCCGCACGATAACGGCGCCAACTTTGGCTCTGCTACATGGAGAGAGACTAGACATGATCCCAGCCATATCTAAAAATGCTTTATCTTTAGCAGTCATGACAATCATCATCCTTTGATGCAAGACAAGCCAAATCAGAAGCAAGTTTGACAATTGCTTTAGATCTCTTCCCGCACTGGCCTTTATTGCCTACCGTATATCTTCCCAAAGCAAGACAGACATCCCCTTTGCTTTGAGCAAGCCAAATCTGATAAGCCTTGATACCATATTCAATTTCACTGCATCCAGCACAATCAACAAATTGGCGCTTGACTTGCATCACACCTTTTGCACCGGCTGAGGATGTCAAACCGGTTTCAAAACGGCTTTCATGATAGGCTAGAGCAATCATGAGATAAGGATCAATTTCAAACTTGTCGGCGGCTTTGGCCACCATTTCACACTGTTTCATCCTAGCGGGGATTGATGCAGATATCATCTTCTCCCATCTGGCGCTCTGAAGAGACTGGCTAGGATTAAAGATCAATCCCATGACATACCAGCAAATTTCAAAATAATTATTCATCCTCATCATCCTCACTCTTGGTGATATCATCCCACTCATAAGAATAATTTATATCATCAAAAGACAATACAATTGCATTTTGATCGAGAATAGCGCGGCAGTTTTTGCAGTAGTGGTATTCTATACTTGATCCGGCTAGGCTTGATTTAATTTCATTCTGACATCTTAGACACTGCATCAATAAGCTCCATAGTCTTGGGGAAGATAGTAGACGCAATAGTATATACAGCTTTTGCAAATTCCTGCATTTCAAATTGCGAATGACTATCCATTCTCAACTTTAGAAAGTGCATCACCGCCTGAATACTAGCAGACCAAACACATTCGCTATAGGTGCCAACTGGCAAAATGATCCTAGCCTGCTCCCTACATACTCCCAGCTCAAGCAGTTTTTGATAATTGCAGTAAGCGATTGTATAGGTCTCACTCAGTAAGGCCAGTGCATCCATATCAGCATCATCATCTAAATGACCGAATGAAGATTGTTTGTTTTTAGCGTCTTGCAGTCTAAAATGCTCAGGATAAAAAAAGCTCTCTTTGATCTCGGTATAGCGAGCGCTTTGCTCATTCCACGCACAGCCAACTTGATGTTTCATCCACTGCCTAAGAACGAATATCGGCGCTTTAATTCTGAATTTGAGATTGCCATGTCTAAAGGGAGATGAGTGATTATGATCCCAAAGGTATCTTAAAAGTTTTTCATCTTTGCTGGTCCACTCTTTACTTTCTCCAGCATAAGAGACGCGGGCGGCGTTCACGATTGCCAGATCATCCCCCATGTGGTCAATGAATTCCACAAATCCATCATGCACTTCTATTTTCATGATACTCCTTAAAAAAATATTATATATTATTATATAATATTATGCTTTCATGTGTTTATATAACACACACAACAGGAGAAAGTGATGAGCAAAGATCAACAAACAAAAAAGATTTTAGCCAGTGCAAAAGAATTTCTAGATCAGCTCCCTTCTCCTATATCCACTCCAGCAGATGAAGCCAGCAGAGACCAGCTAAAGGCCTTTCTTGATGAGTTGATCTTGTCAATCCTTCAAGACGGTTTTGAAACTGATCGCAAAACTTTGATTGATATTCCTATCATGATCAATGCGCTGGCCTGCTGCTGGAGTGAATACGCTATAGCAATCATAGAAAGGCAAGAAAATGCTCAACACCACTTTAATCAACCGTCTCATCAGCCTTGAAACGGTCATTGATGCTATGTTTAAAAGTGATGCTCCAGATATCGCAGTTGCATTGAAAATCTGCATCAGTGACATCTTTGGGGGTATGATCAAAAAACATGGTGAGGATCTTGAGAAACAATTCATCTTTGAGCAGGAGTTGGAAGATCGAGTCAAAGACCTATCCATCGATAAATCAGATGAAAGCATTCAGCAAATCAAATCAATCTATGACCAACTAAAGGCCAGAAAATGAGAGAGTTTTCAGTTTATAAATTGCATGTGTCAATGGACGCTTTCAAAGGTGATTCCATTTGCCTTCACAATTTTTTCAAGACGATTTGTCTAGTCAAGAACGCAGGCGCTTTCACTTATAAAAGTACTGACACTGGCTTTGCTATCGGCTCAACAACATCAAATATTATCCTTGATGTATGCATTGATGACTATGAATATACAAACGAGTATTTTGATCTGATGCTAGATAACAAGACTATTTCAATGAGATATCTTGTTGAAAAGATGGTCACCATTTCTTTAAAGGTCGTTCGCAATCGTGCCTTTTGCAAACAAGTCTTAGCTGCTCAAGATCCAGAAAAGGAATTGATCAAGCTGGCCAATAAATTTTACAAAACACTTTACATTTCAGCGGTGGATAATCTGCACCGCACAAAGAGAGTCTTAAAAAATGCTCAATAGAATGCACCTTATCGGACGCGCTGGCAGTGATCCACAAATGAAGAAGATCGGTGAAAAAGATCTTGCCACCTTCTCCGTGGCCTATTCAGAGAGATACAAAGATCAAGATCAAGTCACTTGGTTCAATTGCGAAGTCTGGGGACAACTTGCCAATCTGGTCTCAACTCAACTCAAGAAGGGCGACAAGATCACCGTTATCGGCAAGATCCAGATCAACCAGCATGAGGGGAAAACCTATGTCAAACTGCTTGCAAGTGAGATCATTTTTCTATGAAGATCAAAGATAGAAAATCAATCCTCAATCTCTATGTATCAACAAAATTGATCGGTTTGCTAGATGCTTTCAGTGATAGGCACTCTATCAAGGTATCAAAGCTGGCTGAAAAACTGATGCTTGACGGTCTCAACAAATCTGATCTTGATCAAGTCTTGGCAATCGATGATGATGATGCCATTGAGAAGATCACTACTAAAATCATTCGGGAGCTGGACAATGACAAAGAGTAAAACAACTGTAAAAAAAGATATAGTTGATTCTAAACCATCTAAAAATAAAGAGATTGCTAAAGTATCATCTGAAGAAAAGGCCAACATCGCAAAGCAAAAAAGATTGGCTGTCATGGAGAAGGTACTTGAATTTATCTCTCAAGGCCTATCCCAAACAGACGCTTTATCTTTTGTTGGCGTGTCATATAGTAGTTGGAATACTTGGATGAAAAACCATCCAGAACTGGTGACTGACATCAAGCGAGCTGAGATCTCTTTGAAGGTAAGGCACTTGCAAAACATCCAAAGACATTCAGAGAATGATGTGCGTGCAAGTCAATGGCTACTCGCTCGCAAGTTTCCGGCTGAATTTGGAGAGAAGGCAACAATTGATATGAATACAAAATCAGATGATAGCAAAGTTATTATCAATGTTATTCAGCAAGTGCAAAAAGAGAAGCATCCTCAAGTGGTGCAGGTGACACACGATTTGCCAGAAGAATTTGAAGATGAAGAAGATTGATATCGAGCTCAAACTCAATTCTTTGCAGATAGATCTGATTGATAAATTGATCTATTCTCAGGATGCATTTATTGCAGTTAGAGCTGGATGGGGGAGTGGCAAGACTTCGGCGCTTGTGTTTGCATTGTGGACCTGGTCAAGCATTCATCCAAATAAATCATCTCTTTTGATCACCGACACAGCGCCACGATATCGATCGGTTTTAGGTCCAGAAATTGAGAAATGGCTTGTGCCTTATGGTTGGATATACCACCAGCAAGAAGGCAAATGGACGGCTCCAAATGGTCATATCGTTTGGTGCAGATCATATTTCAGACCAGGCACAAGAGACGCAACGCACAATCCACTTGAAGGCCTTAACATAACTTCAGGCCTTGCGTTGATTGATGAATGTCAAACTCTATCCGAAGAGGTTGCTCAGAAGACTTTAGGCCGTCTTCGATCTGGTCCACTTCCAAAGCTGGTTATGGTTGGCCTGCCAGTTTGGGGAGCTTGGTGGGTAGACTTTGCAGAGAAAGCCGGATGCTCACCGATCTTCTATGCAAGTCATGTGAATAAGGCAAACCTATCTGAAGCATGGTTTGAGGCAGTCAAGAACCTGCCAGAAGCCGAACGCCTTGCAATGGTAGAAAATCAGCCAAAGCCTCCTCAAGGTGTTGTCTTTAGTGAGTGGACACTAAGTCACATCATAGACGATTGGCAGTATCAGCCTTCTATGAGTGCAAGAATTGTGGTTGACTTTGGCTTTAGAAAGCCTTCAGTCTTGATCTTGGCACATGATCCGTCTCTAAATGCTGAAGTCATCTGTGCTGAAATCAATCCTCAAGAAATCACTTTGTCAGATCTTGCCAAAGAGATCTTAAAGATTGCCGCACCTAGGGAGCTGGCTAAACACTACCCCAGCCGTATCTTGCTTGATGGTGCATCAGGTGATAAAGCCGGCTCAGCTAGATCAGATCGCACTGCTCTATCTGCCTTCCATGAGCTGGCTAAGCCACCGGCTCAAGGGGGGATTGGTATGCCTTTTAGGTGGTCAACTGATCCAATACGAACCGACATCTTAAACGGCGTTCAAAGAGTCAAACGGCTTATCCACCAAAGGCGAATTCTATGCACTAAAGAAGTTTGGGATAAAGGTGGATCAGCTCAAGGCAACTCATTCAGAAAAGCGATCTTATCCTATGCTTGGGATGGCAAAGAGATGCCAAAGAAAGACGGGAAGGAAGATCCACTAGACGCCTTACGCTATGATGTCATCAATTGGCTTTGGCGTGATAGTGAGATATTGCCAGATAAGCCAATCCCATCCACTTCTTTGACGGTCAAAAAGAAGATCGATCTTGTGCAATCACACATCAAGGCAATGAGGAGCCACTAATGCTAGAAGAAAACAAAATCCACCTTGGCGATTGCCTTGACCTCATGCCATCCATTCCCAGCAAGTCAGTTGATATGATCTTGTGCGATTTGCCTTATGGTACTACGGCTTGTGAATGGGATTCTATTATTGATATGGGAAGGCTTTGGCGGGAATATGAGAGAGTGATTAAGGATAATGGGGCTATTGTTTTGACGGCTAACTCAGTATTCACATTTGTTTTGTATAATAGCAATCCTAAGATTTATCGCTATAAATGGGTATGGATGAAATCTAATAAAACAAACATACTAAACGCCAAAAAGCAACCGTTGAGACAGCATGAAGATGTTTTAATATTTTATAAAAATTTGCCTTGTTACAATCCACAAATGAAAGAAGGCAGACGCCGAAAAGATAAAGGTACATATTTCGGGAAAAGTGTCACAGGGGATTACTTGTGTAAGCCAAAGCCTTCTATAAATGAGGGGACATATTATCCTAGCGATATATTAAATTTTTCTAGTAGCAATAATCATTCAATCCATCCAACACAAAAACCAGTTGCGTTGTTTGAGTACCTAATCAAAACCTACACCAACCAAGGTGAATTGATCCTAGATAATTGCTCAGGCAGTGGCACCACCGCCGTTGCCTGCATGAATACCAATCGCCGGTTTATCTGCATTGAAAGAGATGAAACTTATCACAAGAAGAGTCTTGAGAGACTGGCAAATCATGAACCACTGTTGCATATGCTTTCTGCATATAAATGACTTGAAAAGGTGCAGAAAGGAGAAAGATGATGCACAAAGAAATGACCGATGATGAGAGAGTTTTGATGATCGAGGAGATGATCGAGCGGGGGGAAGTTTATGATGGATATAAGAATGACATACGAATCTCTTGCGGCAAGCAAAACAGAAGACGGACCACATGCACCAAAGAGAAATTTATGATTGCTTATTCCCCCGAATTGTCTTGGCGAGTGATAGCCGAAAGGCTGGGGATCAGTAAGTCTTTTTGTCTCAAGCTAAGTCATGAATATTTAGATTATAGACGGCCATCCGTTTGGGTAAAGGCCACTGATGAGCAGATCATTCAAGCATTCAAAGATCATCCGGGGGGTACGCTTACCACTATTGCAGAAAAGTTAAATATCACACCGAGCTCACTTCTAGCGAGGGCAAGAAAATTAAAGCTGAGACCATGAATTAAGATTGATTGATCTTCTTGATCTTCTCTTCCACTCTATCCAATCGATCAGCCAAATCTTGATCATCAAGCAGGATTTTGATTTGATCCCTAGCCTGTGCATCGATCTTGCTTTCTAAAACATTGATCTTCTTCTCAATCTCTTGTCTCTCAAAGTCACATACCAAAGCATGGTCCTTATCTTCCCTTTCTTTTTTTTGCATCTTCTGAAACATCAAAACAACAAGGATGATTAAAGCAAGTGGCGTGTTGTCTTTGGTGATTTTCATGAGCTCCTGAAATTGGTCAATCTCCGGAGGTAGCTCAACAAGTGAATGAGTTTGAGCTGGTGAAGGCGCACCAGCTTGGGCGATAAGCATTTGATCTTCTATCGGATATAAAAACATATCTTCTTCTTTCTGATAAATGAATTGGTCTGGGATCAGCTTTATTTTACCGTCTTTTTTAAGTAGCTTTTCAATTCTTTTTTCTGAGTAGTGGATGACCACTTTTGAGCCAGCTAAAAATTCACAATCATCGAGCTCATATACTTGACCTTTGAAAAAGATCTTGCCGGAAGTGGTGATAAAAAATTCATCATCTATCTTGCACATATTTTCACCTTGAGCGTGTTTATCAATTCGGTTGCTTTATGTTTCTAGGTGCAGTTTTCTTTGCTTTCTGCACCTAGTTTTAAATTTTATTTGATATAATCATATTTTGTGCAATAAGATATAAGTTAATTGATTAAGGTGAACAAATGACTTCATTCCCATATATGACCATGACAAGATCAACTCAAGAGATGCCGTATTTATCTCAAGATAAGCCACATTTTCAATCATATGGTATAAGTGGGACATCTATTCAAGGCGGTTACATAACTGGCAAGGAGCAAAATCCGGCGCTATCTGGCAGATCATGGACCAGAGAAGCGGAGGATATGCTGGCAACTGATCCAATTATCAGACGATCTTGGAATTTGGTTAAGCAAACTTTGTTATCTGCAAAGTGGGAATTTAAAGCTGGTAAAGACGGCGATCAAACCAGTGAGGAGCTTGCCAGATTTGCCAATGAAGCATTCGGATTTAAGGGATATCCTGGAATGATGGATTTGTCTTTTGAAGACCAACTAAATTATCTCCTAGAATTCATTCCTCATGGCTGGAGATATGCAGAAGAAATTTATTGTGTCGCTAAAGACTCACTAGGAAAAGAGAAAGTTTTTCTCAAAAGATATGCTGACCGAGAGCCTTCATCTCATCAGCAATGGTTATCAGCTGACAAACAGAACCTAGATGGCGTTATTCAAATCATGGTCGGCGGGGTAAATCCCGAACCTATTCCAGCATCAAAACTTTTACTTTTGACTCTCAATCGTACTGGATCAAACTTTGAAGGTATTGGCTTGTTAAGGCCATGCTGGTGGTGGTGGAAAGAAAAACAAAGATCTGCCACTCTCATGGCTATTGGTCTTGAAAAGTGGGCTGTGCCTACTCCAATTGTTAAAGTCAATCGTCAAGCAATTGATCAGATGGGCATTTCAAGTGGTGATGTTGAGGCAATGATCAATGAAGCTCAGCAACAAGCGCAGGCTTATGTTGTGCAGGAGCAAAGCTATCTAGTTGAAAACAATATCGTTTCTTTTGACACCTATGGAGGATCAACCGGCTTTGATGCTGGTGGTGCTTTACAAGTCATTCAAGAGTGCGACAATCAAATCTCTCAAGCATTCATGGCTCAATTTATGAATTTGGGAATATCCGACACTGGATCCAGATCAGTCGGTGAAGTGCATCTATCCGTTTTTAGAAGAGCATGTATCAATTTTCTTGACCTGGTGGCCAGTGCAATCAGTGGACAAGATAGACGGGGAGGCGGTACTATTGGCCGTCTCATTCGTTGGAATTATGGAAACATTGAGACAACAAAACTCCCCCGCTTGGTGCATACCGGCCTAGATGCTGATGCACTTGCAGACGCTTTGATCTCATTGCCTTCCTTGGTACAAGCTCAACTACTCACACCAGATGATGATCTTGAGCGTGCTATCAGACAAAAGATCGGCGCCGGTCAGTTGCCAATGGAAGCCACTAGAACGGCACAAGATCGAGCAGTTGCACAAAATCCAGCTTTGGCGATGGCTGAAAGATTGCGAGCTATAAGATGAATGAAAAACAAATCTCTTTGGCAAAACAAAGATTGATGAATAGACGCGTGGGCGCTTATCTCAATGCTCCTAAAAAATATGATGGAATTGATTTTACTCCACCTCAAGGGGTAAGAGACGCAGCGATCAGAGCACTAAAGAAACGAGCTGAGCAACCACCTTCAAAGCGTGGTATGACGGCGGTGGGTATTGCTCGAGCAAGAGATTTATCAAATGGAGTCAGCCTATCACCAGAGACCATTAAAAGAATGGTTGCTTATTTCACAAGACACGAAGTCGACAAGCAGGGCTCAACTTGGGAAGAATATGGAAAAGGCCGGCAGGCTTGGGATGGTTGGGGAGGTGATGCAGGCTTCACTTGGGCAAAGAAAATTTTAGCACAAATGGAGAGGGCTGATGAGAAAGAAAAGACTCTCACTGAGTCAACTGAATTGGCTGATGTGCCAAAGAAGTATTTGACTGGATCACCTTATGGAACTAAAGGCGATCGAGAAAAAGAGATCAAAGATCGCAAAGATAATAAAAAGACTGATTACTCTCCATTGCCAGGTGATGAAAAAGGCACTAAGAGGAAAAGCAAATACTCCAAGACAGAATTCGCTGATAAAGTCAGAGAAGAGATGAATGGAAATAGTGCTGATGAATTTCTTAGAGCAGCGGCAAAAATCAGCGATATACCTAGAAGCATCTTAGCAGAAGTGCACAGAAGAGGCGCTGAAGCATGGGCAACTAGTGGGCATCGAGTTGGAGCAACTCAGGCGGCGTGGTCAAGGGCAAGAGTATATTCTTTTGTCACTGGTGGAAAGACAAGATCAACAGCTGATAAAGATCTATGGGATAAATACAAAGAGATGTCAGAGCAATTAAATGAAAATGAAAAAGCATTGTCGGAATCTTCCTTGCCGTCCTCCAATCGTACTGACATTAAGGTATTTAGAGAAAGAATCAGGTTGGGAGAAATTGCTTTATATCCAGGATCAGACATTAAGGTGCTTTCTGTGGGTAAGGTCAACTCAAGGATCAATGGCAAGACGATTCAAGATGTCACTCCTCAAATCCTCTCTGAGATGGTAAGAGTATTCAAAGCAAGGCTCAATGAAGATCCAGTCATCATCGATTGGAATCATCAATCATCTCCCTTTATGGATAACGGGCCAACTGATCCAGCTCAATCTATGGCATATGGTGAAATATCTGATGTATATGTAAAAGATGATGCACTTTATGTAAAACCTCTATATACTCAAGCAGGTCTCGATCTAGTGAAAGCTAGCGAAGGCGTTTTATATCCATCACCAGAATTTTTAGTAGGTGATATTTATGCAAGGGAAGATGATCCAAAACCAATCGGTTTCGCTCAACTTCAAGCCGTTACCTTGACGGCTAGACCAGCTCAATCTAAAAATAAAATAAGTCGTGTTTTACTCATGGAGAAATCAAACATGAATCCAGAAGAACTAAAGGCTATGACAGCTGATCAACTAGTGGCTTTGGTACTAGAAAAAGATCAACTTGTCAAGCAACTAGAAGCTCAGTTGGAAGGCTTAAAGTCTGAGAATGATGAGCTTACCAAAGACGAATCAGAAGGCGAATCTAAAGCAAATCTTGATGGTGAATATGCCAAGAAAGAGGAGAAGAAGATGATGGCAGAAGAAGATAAAAAGATGATGGCAGAAGAAGATAAAAAGATGATGGAAGATGATGACAAGAAAATGTCTGAAGCCACCGCTTTATCTGAAAAGGCACAAGCTCAACTGATGAATGAGCTAAATGCACAAGTCACATCTTTGTCTGAGCAAGTGAAGGCTTTGACCGCTCAAAAACATCAAGCTGAAAGAAAGCTTGTTGTTGATGGCCTTCTCAACACTGGCAAGATCACACCTAGTGAGATTTCAGCAGTTGAATCAGCCTACGATATCAAAGACAAATTCCCAGCTATCTGGCAATCCTTCAGTGAAAGAAAGGCAAATCAAGCCATCAATCTTTCTGAAAAAGGACATGCCAGCACTGCACAAGAAATCAGCTTTATTGATCAAGTAAATGAAATCAAGAAGGCCAAAGGGATCACATTTTCAGAGGCTTTAAATGTGATGAGAACCGAACAACCTGATGCTTACATCAAACATTTCAAAGGATAAAAATCATGAGTTTAAATAATCACTCAATTTATAAGACCTTCATTGCGTCTGCATCCGTCACTGCCTTGACTCTTGTCAAACTCGATAATGCTGGTAAAGTTACACCTTGCACCGCCTCCACTGATATCCCTGTTGGCGTTGCTCAACTTTCCGGCGCAAGTGGTGATGCAATCAATGTGTGTCTCAGTGGTATTTCTCGCGTTGTTGCCGGTGGCACAATCACCGCAGGCACTGACTTTTTTGTTATGCCTGGTCTTGCTGGCAAAGTTTATGCTTATGACGGCTCAGCCGGTAGCACTCAAATTATCGCCGGTCGCTTCTTGCCAAATGTTGCAAACACCGCAGCAAGTGCAAATGAAGAAATCGAAATCCTCGTCAATGTATCTCTAGGAGTCTAATAAATGGCAAATCCATCTTATAGCAATATTCATCCAGTCAACGAAATCCTTCGCAGTCTTGCCATTGAAGCAATTCCCAGCGATAGCCAGCTGATTGCTGATCAAGTGATTGAAGCAGTTGACATCAAAGCAATCGGACCAACCGGCACTCTTCTTATTGAAGAAACACGCAACTTTATGGGCTCTCCTGATGTTGATGCTCAGCGTGCACCTGGCGCAAGCCGTCAAAGAATTGGCAATTTTGACCGATCAAGCACCACATTCTCCGCTAAAGTATATTCTTTGGCTGATGAAATTGCACTTGAAGATATCAAGTACTCTCAATATCCAGGCAGTGAAGAACAAAGATCTTTTAAAAAAGTACAAAGATCAATGCTCCTAAATCGTGAAAGCCGTTTAGCCAATCTCTTGTTTGGTGCAAGCAATTGGGGCGCTTATACCTCAACTCTTGCAACTTTGGCTCAAGGCTCAAATGGGACAAAGTGGAATCAAGCCGGTGCTGAACCTTTAACCGATCTCCATGCCTTGATTGATGTTATTCGTGCAAATTCTCATGGTATCTTGCCAGATACTTTGGTGCTTGGTTATGGTGCTTTAAGAGCATTATCTCGCAATGCTGAAGTAAGAGGATTTTTCACCGCTGGCGCCACTCCTTCCGGTACTGCTGCTGGCAATCGTTTGATGAAAGATGACATGGTCATTTCCGTTCTCAAAGAAGTCTTAGGCATCCCCAATGTGCATGTTGGTAGTGCTAGAAAAGAAACAGCAAACGCTGGCTTATCTTCTTCTGAAGCTCAAGTTTGGACAGACGACACTGTTTTCATGGGTATCATGAAGGGGAGTGATGCAATTGCCAACAAGAACGGCGTCAAGGTCATGCCAGTGGCTGCCTTGAATTTTGTTTATGAAGGCTTTTCAACATCTGCATTTGATGATCTTGAATCAACAAAGCGCACTGTCTGGATGGAACACGCACATCAAGACAAAGTCATTGCTCAAAATTATGGCTTCTGTTTGACTGATTGCTTAGCGTAAGTTTGTTTAAAATCCTATGTATTGTCCTCATTGTCTTGGTATTTTTAATAGTGTGGTGCACCTAGCAGAGGCGGGAGATGCAGATAAACAAGCAATAGAGGATCTTAGAAAACAATGGATTGATGAACGCAATCCACAAATGAAACTTCTCTTAAAGATGAGACTGGATACACTGATCAAAGAAGTGGATGCAGCTAAGACTTTTGAAGAAGAAATGAAGAAGGCGACAAATCGGTTATATCGTGCAATCGCTGAAATGATCCAGCAAGGTCAAGGCCAAATGCTGGTTAGCATGTCACCGGATGAGCTTAAATCATTTTTAATCACCAGTGGCATGGGAGACGCTTTGACATATTTTGAGCGGTCTCAAGTGGATATAGTGGAGATGATCAATAAGGCAACGATTGAAATTGATCCGGAATTTAGATCAGCTCCGCCGGCTATCATTCAAGCAATAGCGCAACAAACTTCATCACAAGTTTTTGATGCACAAATCTTGCCGTCTCTTAGTAGTGCAATTCGCAACATGGCCACAACTGCAATCATTGTGGGAAGCTCAAAGCCAGTGCTTGATCAGATGAGAGTTGCATTTGAGAAATCAGTTGGCGTTGGTACTACTCAAGCAAGAACAAAGATCGCTGAATTTGGTAGATCTATCAATGCTTTAAATGCTGATGAAGCTGGTTTAGAAAACTTCATTTATGTTGGACCTAAAGATGGGATAACTCGTCCATTTTGTCGTAAACTTGTTGGAAAAGTGCTATCTAAAAAACAAATCATCAAGCTCGACAATGGACAGCCTTCAAGCGGTCCGCCACTAACATCCGGAGGCGGTTATAATTGCCGGCACTCTTGGGCGCCAGTGAGCAAGGGATTTCTAAAGGTCAATAACTTAACGGTGGTTTCAGATAGTGAGATAAAGGATATAACAACATGATAAAAGCACAACAAGGCAAAAACTATAATTTCATTTGGCAAGCTCCACATCCAATCAGTGGAACGCCTAGCATATCTTTTTATCTTGATGGGAGCACAATCACAAGTGCTATGTCTCAAGGTCGATCTGATTTAGTAGCAACTGATTTAGATAGAGATAGACGAGTTATGACTTTATCAGCATCAGCATCAGCCTTAAAGCAATTTCAATCAGATGCTTTTTTACTCACTGATGCAGATACTTTCTTTTCAATTAAGATCGTTCGCATCACTGGCACACAACTGATTTTAGCTGATCCATTGCCTAGAGATATCGCATTCACATCTAATTCAACAATTCAATTTGCTAGTTGGCTTTATACTTGCTCATCTTCCAATATCACCGCCTCTAAGCAGACCGTTGCTTATGCCATTGAATATGTACAAAGTGAAGGCACACAAACAATCAATAGAGTTGAAAAGGGATCTTTAAAGATTGTGCCTCGTCCTTTTGATACAGGCTTAGATCATAATAAGCTGTGCTCAATTTTCCCACACATTGCCGATCTAGCACCTAGAAGATCGAACGGATTTGAAGAACAAATATCATCATCACTTGATGAGCTTGCTTTGTATGTAAGAGATTTAATTGTCCCGAGAGATGTTGATGAAGATGATATACACAATTCACATGATTTATTGCAGGCTCATTCCTATCTTGCGATTGCTCGTATCCATGAGCTTAATGGCAATATCGATTTAAGTGAAAAGATGAGATCCAGAGGCATTGAATTGGCTGATCTATCTATGAAAACAATCAGCCTTGATTTAAATACTGATGGCATCATTCAGACAACTGAAAACAATCAGCGAGTAAGTGCAAGCTCTGATATTCGTGGCAACTTTGCAGGTCGGTCTGTTGGGGCATACGAGGCTCAATTTATCCCTTCAAGAAATATGAGATGGTAAATGCAAGCAACTCTAAGCCTAAACTTGCCAGCGCTAAATTTAACTAAGCCGGTTATGACTGCGATTGCTCAAGACATTCTAGCAATCATCAAGATACGAATTTACAAAGGCTTAGACTATAATCTCAATCGGTTTAGAGCGTATTCAAATAAACCTATTTGCATTTCCTATAAATCAACAACCTATAAAAGGCTTAAGCCTAAGGGCGGCATCAAAACGGATAAGGGGATGCTGTTCCCTGGCGGATATGCTGAATATAAAGAGAAATCCAGAAAAAGATCAAATGCAGTTGAAGGCCAAACGGCGGCGGTTGATTTAACTCTATCGGGAATGATGTTGCAAAACTTCGTCGTGCTTGATTCAACCAATACTAAATTTACAATCGGCCTTCTGCCACCGGTGCAAGATTACGGCTTTAAAGTCAATCGGGATCGTGGCTTTATCGGTCTTGCAAAAAAAGAAGTTGATCAGCTAATTGAAATCGTCAAAGCAAATTTACTTGGAGAATAACAATGGGAATTTACGAAGCACTAGACCATCTCATTGATCGGATTGAATCTATCACTCCAAAGACTGATATTTATCATCATTTCGTTTGCATTAAAGACGCTCAAGGCAATACTCTATCACTTGAAAGCAGATCAAATCAGAATCGCCTGTTTGATATTGCTTTCAATGCACTTGCTCAAGATGATGGACAAGCTGGCATAAGTGGACGCAAGAGAATTGATTTATCTGTGCGTGTCCGTTATGATATTGGTGGAGATCGTGGCTTACTTGAACGAATGATAGCTGAAGATTCAAGCAAGCTCATTGATACACTGAAACAACCTGATTATGATTTTCCATCAACAGGTGTCGTTTCTTTAATACCTGGTCAAGCCACTAGTCAAGAAATTCAGAATGATCCTTCTCAAGTAGGCTACCTTTTAATTTTACCTTTTACTCTTCTTTATTTGGAGGATTGACATGACAGTCACACACAGATCGATTTCCGTTGCTACTGAATCAACATTCGGAAGCTTATCACCATCAACCGGCCTCCCTGACTTCAGTGGCTTGTCTTTCATTTCTTTACCATGTGAAAGAGATCCCGTTGTGATTTATGGTGATGTTGTTGCAAATGAAAGACTTGAAACAAGAGACGGGCCACATGGTTTGCCTCCTGAACCTGATACCGTTTGGAGTGGATCAAATCGAGTACAAAGACGCACAGGCCAAGTGCAAATCACAATGGATTTTACAACCGTTGGGAGTGGCGCCAATACATATGCATCAACCGGTTTGGGAAAACTTTTAAATGCTGGCTTTCTCACAAATCTTGCTGGCTTTACTTCTAGCGATACCGTCACTGCTGATGATGAGAATGTGTTTACGCCAACCACTACCAACACAAATTATAAGATTGGTGGCGTTGTCTCTTCTCTCATCAATGGCCGTTGCGAATATTCATCAGTGACTGCTAACAACAGAGGCGGCGCTGGCAAGATTGGCGTATCTCCTGCATTTAGCGCAAATCCAACCGCCATCAATCCAATGCAAACTTGGTTTGTGCCTTATGGTACTTCAAGCGGTCAAGTGGTTTCATCTTTATGCTTTAGAGTTGACGGAGTTGGCTTCCGTACTTATGCCTATGGATGCAAACTAGCCAGCTTAAATATTTCTGTTAATGCCGGCAGAGTCATGGGCGAATTCACTTTTCAAGCTGCTTTAATTCAAGATGATCATGGCAACGCAACCGGTCCAATTGAGCCAGTTGTTTTAAGTGGTGCCACTCAACATTTTAGAAATGCTTATGCAGTTGTTTCTGATCCTGTCACCTATTCAAGAACCAATGTGGCTGGTACAACCGGCGAGGAGCTTTCAAGAATTGCTTTAGATGCTGAAGGTTTTACATTTAATATCTCTAATACTTTGACAGCTAAAGGCCACTCAAATTCAATTCTTGGGATGTCTGACATGGAAGTTTCAACCGTTGATGTTGAATGTACTCTA